CCTTGGGTATCACACCAGGTGAATACTATGGCCCTCGTTATGTGCATGGTCCTAATTATTCTGCACCAAGATGGCGCACCACCGATACCTACCCAGCTCCTACCGGTAGTGTGTTTCAACAAACCAATCTAGTAAATCAAGGCATGTTGATTGAAATCAAAAAATACAACAGCACGTTGGGCACTTTTGTGCTCCAAAGTTGTCCGGTCTATGATAACGATGCTTATGCGCTGTATGACCTGGATCCAACAGGTGGAGGCACAAATATACCCGCAGGCACTACCTATGCTCAGCCAGATCCCTATGATAATTCTACTGCTGGATTGGTCATATATGAACGTCTTACTACAGGGCCAACAATCGTAACTGGTTCTGTAACAAATCCAGCATTTACAACCGGCTCCACATTTAGCATACGAGCAACACAACCTGGCACGTCTAACTTGACTAACACCGTGGTTGTTACTGTAAACGGAACCAATGTATCTGCTTTTGTTGATGCTGTAAGTGCTGCTAATGTTCCTTATGTATCGGCGCAAGTCAACAGTGCTGGCCAACTAGTGTTTGAACACTCAGCCGGCGGCGATATTAATCTAATAGATGGCACAAATACTCCATTGACTGTTGCTGGTTTCACCACCTCAGTAACAGGAATAAAGCAACGCTATTTTGCCGGAAGTCCTAGCGGGATTATACTCAGTAATTGGGTAGGTTCTCCAACCTTTACCTACACAGCTTCTGCCAGCGCACCGGATACCAATCCAGCTACCGGCACCTACTGGTATTACAGTGATGCTACCCAAGCCGATATCATGATTCAAAACAACGGCGCCTGGATAGGTTATCAAAACTGCACCAACGATGTTCGTGGTTATACTTTGTCGGCCACCAATCCTACTGGCCCAATCTTTAGTGCTACGGCACCCACCACTTGGCCAGATGGAACAAGCCAACTTGTTCTAGGCGATCTATGGATCGACACCAGTGCCGCTGGTTTAGAAAATTATCCGGTGATTAGTCGTTGGCAAACTGTAAATGGACAGGATCAATGGGTGCTGATCGACAATGCAGACCATACCACAATCAATGGTATTTTGTTTGCTGATGCTCGCTGGGCACCAAACGGTGATACAAACCCAATCACTGATCCCATTCCTCCAATTGCTACAGGTTCAACACCACTGATTCGCAGCAACTATTTGGATCTTGATGCTCCAAATCCTTTGCTGTATCCACAGGGAACCTTGTTGTGGAACACACGTAGAAGCGGATTTAATGTGAAATCTTTTGAAGCCAACGCATGGAACGCCACAGACTATCCACCTCCAGCGTCCTTGCCCGCAGTGGCCAGCACATGGAATACAGCAAGTGCCAACCGTGCTGATGGAACTCCAAACATGGGTCGCCATGCACAGCGTTATCTGATTGTCAAGGCCCTGCGAGCAGCTATAGATACCAATACACAAATACGTGAAAATCAAGCACAGTTCAACTTGATTGCTTGCCCACAGTATCCTGAATTGGCACCCAATATGGTATTGCTCAACAATGATCGCGGTGACACTGGCTTCAACGTGGTTGATACTCCGCTACGCTTAACACCTGATGAAGTTGTGGCCTGGGCCGATAACACCGGCGCATACAGTGATTATGGTGCAACTACCAACTTGACATCATTGTATAGTGAAGGCAATTTGGCCGCTGGTGATTCATACTCAGCAACATTTTACCCAAGTTGCACCACAACTGATTTGACAGGAAACACTGTAGTAACAGCACCAAGTCATATGATGTTGCGAACCATTATCCGTAGTGATGCTGTGGCTTATCCATGGTTTGCTCCTGCCGGCTTACGTCGTGGTGTAGTTGATAATGCCCTACAAATTGGTTATTTGAATCCAACCACTGGTAATTTCCAAACATTGGGAGTCAACCAAGGTCTGCGTGATGTATTGTATCAAAACGATATCAATCCAATCACATTTATACCCGGCACAGGCATTGTAAACTTTGGTAATCATACACTACAAGGAACCAACACAGCTCTTGATCGCATCAATGTGGCACGTTTGGTAGCATACCTGCGTGGTCGCTTGGAAATCATTGGCAATCAATACTTGTTTGAACCTAATGATACTATTACTCGTAGTTCAATCCAGACACAAATTACATCATTGATGGTTGATTTGGTTGGTAAACGTGCCCTCTATGACTATCTTGTTGTGTGCGATACCACCAATAACACAGCAGCTACCATTGATGCCAACGAGCTGTATGTGGATATTGCTATCGAGCCTGTTAAAGCAGTTGAGTTCATTTATATACCAATGCGTATACAGAACACAGGAACAATACAGGCTCAGGCAGTGGCTTAATGGGGCAATTAGAGACCATAAATACATATAGATTAGGAAGATAAACAAATGCCAATATCATCATTACAACGGATGTCAGTATACACAGGCGGGTTACCCGGAAGCGATCAAAGTAACTCAAATCAAACTTTGTTAATGCCAAAGTTAAAGTATCGCTTTAGAGTTTACTTCCAAAACTTTGGCTCTGCAGGTGCTAGCGAAACACTAGAACTCACTAGACAAGTTATGGACTTTACTCGTCCCAACGTCACATTTGAAAACATTGATCTACCGGTATACAATAGCACAGTTAAAATTGCTGGAAAATATGCCTGGCAAGATATTACCTGTCAAATTCGCGACGATGCTGGTGGCAATATTTCCAGACTAGTCGGTGAGCAATTACAGAAGCAGTTGGACTTCATGGAAATGAGTAGTGCTCCTGCCGGCATTGACTATAAGTTTTTGACCACTTTCCAAGTGTTAGATGGCGGCAACGGAGCAAACACTCCAGTGCCACTTGAGACCTGGGAACTTTATGGCTGTTACCTGCAGGCAGTTAACTACAATGAAGCTAACTATGGCACCAATGAGCCAATGACAGTTAGTATGACCATTAGATTTGACAATGCTTATCAAGTCGAAACCACTCAGAAAACTGGCACAGCAACAGGTGTTTCTAACCTAGGCTAAGTAGCCTATGGCCAACGAAAATCTCCAACCCTTTCCACCCGGACTACCTCCTAGAGGGTCCGGTCTGCGCGACTATACCCACGCTAGTAAAACCTTTGGCGCCGGCGGCGGGCCGTTCAGTGGTGGCGGATCTTATCAGTATCTTCCAAGAAATAAATTTTTATTTTATGTTTATTTCAATCTCAATACCAATATACCTGCGGTAGCCAATTTTATTTCAGGCGGCAAGTCCAGCGTGATAGGCCTTATGGTCAAGACAGCACAGTTGCCGGGTTATTCGATTGATGTGGGCACAATGAATCAGTATAATCGTAAGCGCTTGATTCAGACCAAAATCAACTACAACCCTTGCCAGATCACGTTTCATGATGACAACAGTGATTTGATTCGCAACATGTGGTATCAATACTATCAATACTACTACAGCGATCCTCAATACAAGTATGGTAACACTCCTAACCAGCAAGGAACACTAGGCGAGATCAGTGGTGCATTGGGTGGGTTCAGTTATACTATCAACGATACCTATGCCGCAGCTAGAGTAAGTCAACACTGGGGACTCAGTGGACAAGGCTATTCAAATCCATCGCTACAGAGTTTGGCCAGCAGTTTGTTGACTGGTCCAGCCAGCAGTGTTGAACCATTCTTTAACGACATAACCATATATGGTATGAGTCAAAAAACCTATGCACAGTATACCATGATCAACCCTTTGATCACCGACTGGACCCATGATACCTATGACTACAGCGCCGGCAATCAAGTGGTCCAGCATGTGATGAGCATACGTTATGAAAATGTCAAATACTACTCAGGAGCTATTGGTGGGGAACAACCCAGTGAGCAAATTCCTGGTTTTGCTGATCCCGCACACTACGATACAGAAATCAGTCCAATTGCCAGACCTGGCAGCAACAATCAGGTCATGATCAACGGACAACTACAGACCAGTGCGGCTGGTAACAAACAAGACCTACAGGCCTTGGTCAACACACAAAACACACTGCAGAATGTTGTTGGTGCTGTCAATCAAAGTTTAATTTACTCTGCGGCTGGATTTGCCACAGGAGCACTAGCTGGGTCTGGTTCATTGTTAAATACATTTAATAATCTTGCCCAAGCAGCCACAGGTGCCCAGGGCGCAACTTTCTTAGTAGACAATGCGCCAATTGGGTCGTCATCCAACACTCCTGGTACTGCTACCTACAACAGTGATGGCACGGTCAATGCCAGCGACTTAAATGGTTATCCAGACGGAAGCGGTTAATCATGGGATCAGTCAATACTTACAATTCTAGCATTGATGCTACTGTTCAAATCTATGATAGATTTTATGGCTATCAACAAAATGTCCAGGCAGTGGAATATGATGCTGTCAACAGTTACTTTGAATCGGTTTTTAAAAATCCAGAAGCAGCAACCAATTTTACTGTCAGTCTATTCCGTATAAGTCGCCAGACCAATATACCAGTCATGACCTTGTTACAACAGTTCCAGGGCCTATCAGCTCCGCAACTGACCTTGGCCATGACCTATTATCTCAACAATATTAGAAGCCGTAGCACATTGTTGGGTGTAAATCTCCCAACACAATCTAACTATTATGTAACACGTAACGTTAGGATTTGACAATGACTAAATTTCGTCAAGGCATTTATACTGTTAAAAATCCTAGCAAATACGTGGGCAAAAACACACCCAGATATCGGTCAGGCTGGGAACTTACGTTTATGATGTTTCTGGATAGCAATGACAATATACTTCAGTGGGCCAGCGAAAGTATCAGCATACCTTATCGCAATCCACTTACCGGAAAAAACAGCATGTATGTGCCGGACTTTTTTGTAACCTACAAAAGTCGCGACAATGTTGCCCGAGCCGAACTGATCGAAATCAAACCCAAAAAACAAAGTCTTATTGAGAGCAAGGCATCTGATCGAGATCGTGCTGTGGTTGCTGTAAACTATGCCAAATGGCACCAGGCGACGCTATGGTGTAGGAAAAATGGTCTGAGTTTTAGAGTAATAACAGAAGACGATATCTTCCATCAAGGCGGCAAAAAGTAAATTATGCAAAGTGTTGATAAATACTTGCATGTTCAAGTATAACAAATATTATTACACTTATTTCAAAATAGTTAATAGAGCCAAACAAAGAATTTTAGATCCAAATATTAAAAAAGAAATTCATCATATATTGCCAAGATCATTGGGAGGAACCAATGATGCACATAATTTAGTTTCGCTTACCCTTAAAGAACATTGGATTTGTCATAGATTACTTGTAAAGTTTCTTTCTGACAGAAATGAGGTGCGTAAAATGCACAACGCTCTTTTCATTATGACAGTAAAAGACTATAGACAAATTAATGCAAGAATTTATCAACAAATTAAAGAATCTGTAGTTCCCTGGAACAAAGGATTGACCGGACTTACCGGATTACCATTATCTGAGGAATCAAAACAAAAAATGAGAGAGTTATGGAAGGGAAAAACCAGACCCAAGTCTCATATAGATGCTATGAAAAAAGGTTGGCAAAAGGCTAAAGAAGAAGGATATGAACCTTGGAATAAAGGTAAAACAGGAATTTACAGATCAGGAAAACCGGTAATTATTATTTCTCCCGATGGGCAACAATATCGTTTTGATAGATTAAAAGATGCTTGCAAAGAGCTTGGACTAATATACAGTAAAATGAGCAGTGTTAATACAGGGAAGTTGAAAGATTGGAAGGGCTGGACTGTTTTGCCAGTAAATACACCATGACTCGTAAACTGGAATCCTTATTCGACCTAGCACCCTCAACAGACGACAGTGCATTGCCATTGCCCGAAGAAGCCCGAAAACAAATAGCTCAAATTGACGCAGATATAGACAAAATTGACGCGGCCTTACCAATGGTACGAGAGCTAGACGCCAGCGATACCGAGCTAGACGAGCTGGCTGAACTGGCAAAATCCAGCTACCAAGATTTGTCT